ATCAGCAGAACATCAATAAGATCTAACGTGTTCATTGCCTCACGTGAAATTGGGTAAGCCCAACCCGCGACTACCGCATGAAGTCTCGACGCTGGATTTTGTAACAATGCTTCGATCAGCCGGCCCAATTCTGGGACCGGTACCGCATCAATAGAAACCGAATAAATAGCACGAAAATCGGCAGATGCTTCTGTTTTGTGCTCACCCGCTAGACGGATGAGCTGGAGGATTTCCCCAAGTCATCCGCCGATACGCCTTTCAAGCCAACCCATTCAGTGAACAGTTGTCCCGTCTGCCGGATGGTGAGTTTCCGTAACACCTGTTGCGCATTCTTGGGTGCGCGGTCGAGAATGAAATCTCGGAAGGCTGGCACCATTTCAGCTTCGGACTTCGCGTAGACGGCCGTTACCGCCTCGAAATCGTCAACCGTGAGCCCCGGTAGATGGTATTCGACATCATCTATCTTGAAAGAGTGGCGTGTGTCAGTTGTACTAAATTCTTGCATGGGAGGTTTCCTTTCATAGTGACCCCACTAATGGGGTCGTCTTAGAGGCACGGTCGTGCCATACTGCGTTTATGAGTAATTTGCAAACCCCATATGGGTATCAACTTGCGCCTTCAACAAATGCGCTCGGCATCGTCGGCCTTGTTCTTGGCGCTATCGTCGCCGGACTTTCCCTTGCGTTACCGGTGGTGAGCTGGTTTATCGTGCCGCTACCGGCGCTACTCGCGTTCATTTTTGGCGTTGTTGGTTTGAACACGGCAGCACGGATGGGCGGGTTGAGGCGCACCGAGTCTGTGTGGGCGGTTGTGCTGAGCCTGTCGCCCCTCCCGATCGGAATTATCTGGTTTGTGATCGGGTCAACTCTGGGAGGGTGAAGGGTGAAGTAGAGTGGCTGGCCCTCCCGAACCAGCCACCCCACACTTGTTACGCGCCTCGCGTGTAAGCAAAGCCCGACGACGTACCCACTGAGGTAGTCACCGTGACCGCCGCGGAACCGGCAGAACCAGCAGGCATGGTCGCGTAAATTGTGGTCGCGTCATCAATCACAAACGCAGTCGCAGCCGTGCCACCAAACTTCACCGCAGTAGCACCAGTGAACGACGTACCCGTGATCTTCACAATCTCAGTGACAGCAGCAGCCGAAGGAGTAGCACCCGTCACCACAGGGGCAACAGCGGCACCCTCAAACTTCGAGAAGAACCGTGTCGTGTAACCACTAATACCACTGTCATACTCGGCCTCAACAGTGATCGGCCAACCAAGGCCACCACCAGCAATCGCAACCTGGTCACCAATCTCCACCACCCGGGCGGACGGTGCATACTCGCGGATAACATCATCCGCCGCCGTGTCCGTATCAATCGTGTCAAGGTCGAAAGCGATCAACGGCCATTCACGCGACGGGTCCGTAATGAGCGAACCTGATGTGAGGGCGATTCCGTGGAACAAACCAATGTTGTCCTGAGAGGTTTGCACCAGAATGAACTGGAACCGCACTGCCGCCTCAGTAGTAATCGTCCGCAACTTTTTACGGTTCTGCCATGCCCGACGCATCGTTTTCGATGTCGGTTCGGAACGGGTAACGCCCGCATCAGTTGTGAGCCCGTGGTCTGTCCACGTCCCACCGAGCGCATCCGTCGAGTTGATTGGGGCGGCGGCGGTACCGTAAACACCGGTTGCCACAATCCCATCAATCGCAATGAACTCCTCTTCTGGGTTTCCTGCCATGATTTCCTCCAATTGTGCGAGGCAAGTGCCTCATTTACCCGCGGGAGGAACGGGGTGACTTGGGTGCCGCTTCTATCTCAGGTATTCGTCCCACGAAGCGTGATGCGAAACGTGAAGTAGTAGTGTGTCAAGTTTTCGGTGCCGACAGTCATTTGTGGGTCGTCATTGATCTCGAACGGGCCAGAGAAGTTATCTGTCGCGGTGATCGGGCCAGTGCCGGCGAGGGTGCGGAGTGCAGCCATAGCGTCGAGGGCGATCTGTTCCGCATCCACTGATGTGTCAGCCCACACGTTGATTCCATAACGGCGTTGCGCTTGCCTGTATTGTGGGCCTGAATCGTTCCTGACGGTGACTACCCGTTTGGTCATTGTGTCGGGGCGTTTCCGTTGCACGGTCAGTCCGGTAGACCACGACGTTGTTAGAGCGGTGCGGATCGCGGTAACAATAGTTCCGTCAGTGATTGGGAACTTCACGTCGACGATAAATCCCATCAGAAACCAGCCTTACCGAGTGCACGTGCTAACGTGCCGCGTTTCGCCTCAACACGAGACCCAATGATCGGGGCAGCACCAATACGAACCGACACACGACCTGCCGACCCAGAAGAAACATGTTGGTACATACGCAACGACGCAACATAAGTTGGATTGGGGTCACGCTTAGCTTCGTCCATAATCGGTTGTGCGATCTCCTCGAGCAGGGCACCCAACTTGCGGGACTTCATCACGTTACTGAGGGCTTTGTAACTGTTGGCATTCGTCTTGAAAGTAACTTTGGTTCCCATCAGGCAGACCTCCGAACCGCGAACTCGACACCACGACCAGAACCATCCGACGAACGATTCCACCGCCCCACTTCACCCTCAACCTGCCAACCACCAACACCACGAATAGTGAGAACAGCGTTCGGATCAAGAACCAGATCGGCGGGGGCAAAAATCTTCCACCCGGTAATAACTTTGGAGCCCCAGTCTTCGGCTGTTTCATCAGCACGGATCGGGGCACACGGGGCCAACGTCACAAACGAGAACGCCACATCAGCCCCCAAAACCGGGTTACCTTGTGCATCATCGGTTCCCACCGGTGCCCCAGGCGCATACCCGGTAACAGTTTCCCCAATCATGGGGTCATCACAATCGACCCGTAAGAGCGCACCCTGAACGTGTCTGCGACCGCATTATCTGACGGTGACAACATGGTTTGTCCACCCTGCGCCCACGTCGCATACGTGTCCTGTTCGGTGAACGGGCCCACAGTTTCCGAGTGCTGTGTGAGCCCGGCAATCGCGTTCTCATCAATTGACAGAATCTTCCGTGCAATGTCCGCCACGGTGAGGCGTACCAGATCCGGTACCGTCCCGCCATGCGTGTACGCGACCCGCACCATATCGCCAGCCTCAACATTTGTGAGTGTTAGCCGGGACTGGTACAGAACAAACACGATCGCAGCACCAGAAACCTCATCGACCGTTACTGACTCGACCGACACGACCGGGCGTTGCGGGAGAGACACCCAATCAGCGGTCACCTTCAACCTCACCTCTGATGTGCCAGCGGTGAACTGTTGGCCGGAGCGTGACCGGAAAAGCTCAGAAGCTTTATCCAGAATCGCCCCAACCTTTGAAGTTTCGGAAGTAGTGAGGTCACGACCAAGCGCAGCCTCAACATCTGTAGTAGATGCAAGTTTTGTTACAGCCATGACCCCACCACCTTCCTTATTTGATTAGGCCGCTGGCAGGTAGGTCTGGACTGCGGTTGCCCGCAGAACCTTAGTACCGTACACATTCAGAACACGCACGTAGTCCGCAAATGCGAGTTCCATACGACCAGCTTCAACCTTCTCAATCTGCCCCACATAACCCACTGATGGGCCGTGGAATCCAACTGCTGCCGGACGGTTAGACGTGTGAGTGAGCAGCGGGTGCTCAATCACGGTGAACCCAAGCAGGTTGCCCAGAACACCATTGCGGACCGGACTGTCGCCAACTGGAGCAAACGAGGTCAGCTTCGATGCCTCGCCGAGCAGGTACGACGCAAACTCCGGCGACACAGCAAGGTAACGATCAGACGAAGGAACTTTCGCCTTAACCAAAGCAGTACGGATCGACTGGACCGCAGAATACGCGAGCGCCGGCGTAGTGATCGCGCTAGTACCCGCCGAGGTGCCATTCGTTTTCAGATCGGCAAGAATGTTAGTTTCAGCGTTCTCCGCAAGCGCCTTCGCAGCGTCACGGGTAACAGGCTCAAACGAACCAGCCGACTGAACACGGTCAACATCGTCCACCTTGAACGAGATCGCATCTTCCTTGTTGATAACAAGAGACTGCGTAGTGTCAGACAGTGCATCAATCGTCAACGTCCGCGATGTCGCATAGTTCTGGATTGATGGTGTAGTGATCGCAGTCACCTTCACCGTGTTACCCGAACGCAACTCACCCTCATACTGGTGATTCACCGCCGGAATGATGAATTGTGAAGCCCTGAACGGCTCAAGCAGAGCCGCCGCCCACACAGTTTCTAGAAAATTGGCAATAGCCATGATTTGACTTCCTTTGTTTTGGTCGCTCTACGCCCCGAGTGTTTTAAGACGCCCGGCACGGCGCGCCTCATTGACTTGCCCTGGAGTGAGAGCTTTGAGTTCTTCAAGGGTTTTTATCTGCCCAATGTCATCCCCGATTGGTTCGCCCACAGTCCCCAAACCGTCAGCAGACGGTGCGTTAGGGATTACAGGCAGTGAAGCCAAATAGGTGCCTGCGTGCTCTTCGAGTTCTTCCCGAGTAGCACCCCGCAGGATTGCGGCTGGCACGTTTTTGTCTTTCGCCACTTCCGCAACAAGTGCGGTGAGGGTTTCTTTCGCATCACGTTCAGCGAGAGCCTTTTCAGCAGCTTCGGCGCGAGCCTGTAGCTTTTCTGATTCGGTCCGGTTGGCCTCTTCGAGATCGTCAAAGCTTTTCGCTTTGCCCTCATTCGCTTTGGCACGCTCCTCGTTTTTGCGAGACAACGCCTTCCACTTCTCTACCTCGGCAGAAAGGTCAGGCGTTTCAACTGTCGGCTCAAGGGTAGGCGTTTCGACTACCGGCTCTTCGGCAACAGGTTCTTTTTGGTCAGACATGATTTCCCCGTTTCGGGTTTAGACAAAGACCACCCGTTTCAGGTGATCTCATCCCGCGAGAGCGGGAAGATTAGAAAGTATGTGCGAACACACACGAATAGCACCGTCAGGGCGGCGCGAGGATGGAATCTAAGCCACTTTGGTAGCGATCTGGCACAAGTTGACGTAGGCGATTTTACGGGTACCGCAGAACACCGAATCGAAGAAACGTTCTACTTGATATCCGCAGGGCCATCAAAATGCTGACTACGAAAACCTAAAGTTGGCCCGAGCTCACCATGATGGTTAGTCACAACCAGATCCCTGTAATCCGGCAAACGCCCACCACGATCAACAGAACCCGTCAACTGCTCAACCTTCGAGTGCACGCCCTCAAGCGTGTCCGAATCAACCACCTGGCCCGGATCGCGTGGCGAGTTCAACGCCTCAACATCACAATCACACCCCGGGTGAATCGGCATCAGATCACCGCGCGTATAACGTTGGGTGGAAGCGATCGCACACAACGCGCAACTTTCTCGCCCAGTCAACACGCGCCGGAACCATTGAAAACCAGACCTGCCGATAGACGCGGTTGCTTGCCTGTTCTTCGCTTGTTGCAGATCGGTGGCAATAATTGACATCATCCGGCGGGAACCTTGAGCCACAGCATCGTTGTAAGACTTGCCACCAGCCAACGCCGTGTAAACGGTTACGGACGGGCGACGGTAAACCACCTGCGGGTCAACACCCCGATACGCCAATAATTCTTTCGTAGCGACACCGGGAGTCCATGTCACACCAGCCAAAACTGATGTCCGCCCAATATACGCATCCGTCAAATTGGCTAACTGAATCTGTCCAGCCTGAACAACCGGCAAAATTCGGGCAACAATCCTGTCCACCTCCGCGTCACGGAACCCCGGCGAACCATCCCACACGGCAGCCACATATTTGAGCACTCGTGACCGAATCAACTGCGCCGCCGACTGGTAGCCGACAATCAGAGCCTCAGACTGGGTTGCCACTAACAGCACCCGCTAATGTGAACGCCTGCAACTGTTGTGCCGCCAGATCTGCTTCATCCTGTGCAATCTGGTCAGGCGACATACCCAAAATGTCTCGCTGAATTGTTTTCCGCGAAACAACATTGATTGCCTCAGCTGCGGCAGAATACTTCTCAGACTGCGACGACAAATGCGGGGGCTCCCACAAAACTTCCACCGTTTCGCCAGCAAGATCGACACCCTCAGCACGCAACGCATGCACAAGAGCCACCGAGATACCTACAGTGATACGGGAAATTTCGTCTTTCGCCTGGAAAACCTGTTGTTCTCTAGCGAACGCGGCACCCTCCGCCGACTGGTTCTCACCTTCCGGCAGGAACACCGATAGTGGGGTGCGAACAACACCAGCGAAGTCGCGGGCATCCGTCGTCTCACCCTCAAGCAAGGGTCGAATGTCGGTTTGTTCCGACTCCCACACATCAGTACCTTCGGGGAGATCCCACAGCGCGCCGGGGGCAGGCTCAAACACTTTTGCCCAGTTGATGTCGTTACCGTCATCATCCAGCTTCGCAAGGTCACCCTTGATACCGCGTTGCCGGAACGCCTGCATAGCCGTAATCACCAAACGGTGCAGCTTGCCCAGGTTGATGCGGTCAATGACTGGAATATGCGGTTCAAACAAACCAACACCAGCATGACGTTCAAGAATGACCACAGGCGGGTCACCAGTAAACATTTCCGGTAGGGAAACAGCGGCCCAACCACCCTCAGCACGAGTAACCAAAGTTTTGTTGTCCATCATCGACTTACGGGAAAACATTTGGCGCATCCCCGCCGTGTAGACATAGGCATAATCGTTACCCGCATCGAGGTCACGCCACACTTTCAGAAAAGCGCGTGCCTTCCACGGCCGCAACGGATCAGGAGCGGCAATGCACTGCTCCGGTAGTTCACGGGACACAACAGCTTCACCAGCCGAAACACCAACAACGAGATACCCGATCGAGCACGTCAAAACGTCACGAATCGCATCAGCAATCGCCACATCCAAACGGTTATCACGCCAAATCCGGTAAGCAGCCTTCACCGCCACACTGTCATCCGTCGCACCAACCCTGATCCCATTCGGGACCATCCGGTTAGCCAACGACTCCACCGCAAGGCCACCGTAGTTAGTACAGGCTTTGCGTTGAAACGCCACCCACGACGCACGCACATTCGCGCCCATCTCAGGCATCGGCGGATTACCGTTCGCATACGAACGCAATAACACAATCCGTGGGTAACGTGCATCCAACCGTTTAGCCAGAATAGGGAGCCATTCTTCGGGAGTGTTAGCCAACGGACACCCCCTTCGGGTTAGTAGATTCGGCGAGGAGCCGAACGAGACATATTAGTAACGCCCTTACCGAGCGCATCATTGCCAGCAGCAAACGCGAAAGCCGACCCCCAGATGAGGTCAATTTTCGAGTAGTCCTGGTCGTCATCAGGTTTCTTCAACACATACCCGCCACGACGCGAATCACGGCGAGCATTCAAAAAATGGCGGATCATATCCGGGTGCCCATCGAAGGTGAGTTCACCACCGACAATCGCAGAATACATTTGAGCGAACGTGTCCACAGTCCTAGACACATCTTTTTGCCGCCACCGGATCGGCTCGGCAACAGTCATCTTCACTTTTAGGCGGCGAGAATAGGTGGCTTCCCACGTTTTCACCTCACCAGCCCAACCAGCGGACGGGTCAGCAAAAAAACCGACAATGTTGTAATCCTTGAACGCCTGCGCAACCGCAGCTTCAATCTCCAGTTTTGGGGGACGCCAACCTTCACCCTTCGGGCCGTCAGGTTGTTCCCACACACCAAGTTTGAATAAGTGCCGTTGCGTAACCGAATAGCCGACCAGCACGGTCGCATCCGCAATCCCCTGCTTGCGCCCCTCAGAACCATCAAAGCCGAGCGTGACAGGTTCCGTCTTTGTGATCGTTTTCAACGGCCGACCATTTTCACCATCGGCAATCGCAGCCCGCAGTTCAGGATCAGACAGGTAAGCGTCACGGGCAACATCGACCGTGTTCAGGAAGTCGGCACGCATCACAGACGGATCATTCGACGTATCCAAAAAGTCGAGTGCAATACGCTCCAGATCCACCCAACCAACACGGCAAGGCGGTTCGTGCAACACACACCCATCAGGATGCACAGCCGAATCCCCATACGAAACACGCAACCCAGCAATCAAAGAATCGTGGTCACCAATATCCGTATCAGCTGGCGCAGGACGGTGGTCAAAATAGATTGACCGAACATCCTTCAAATTGGTGTACTTACCCGACTCAATCTGATCCCAAAACTCGTGCGACCGCTCAGCAACCGACTTCAACCCCAACGTGTACGCGTTCGGAGTCTCAACCGTCACCCCGCCCAGCTTTGTTGCGTTATTTCGCAACGTCTGCGCCAGCTTCACACCACCGTTACCAGACACCCAAGTTTCAGTCTGATCCATCGACGCGGCCACGGCAGGGAAACCTTTGATCGAATTAGGGGATGAAGTGATGGGACGAATCTGACCACGCCTGAGTGCCACAAACGAATCCATCGGATCAACATCGAACTCATCCACCGCAGACCCATTGCGGATCATTGCCAAAAGCGGCAGCCAAGTGTTCCGGGTTTGTTCCTCCGTGACGGCGGCGACCGCAACATAAGGAGTACGCAGCGACGACCACGGACGCGCCACAGGCTGGCCAGCAGAATCCCAACCATCAGGGACAACCTCAAACAAGGCTTCCGCGACCATAATTCCGCCAACGTAAGGGCTCTTGCCCCATCCACGCGGCCTCGACAACGACGACCTGTGCACCAGACGTTTACACGTCACCGGATCTAACCGATAAATTTCATTCAAAAACTCTTGCTGCTCAGCCGTCGGAATGAACGGATCGAAAAGGTTGTCGTCACCCGCATCCGGCATCGCCAAATACTCGGCCATCTGATCCGCGACATGCCAACCCAGAGTCGGAAAGTCACCGTCAAACTGTGGAACCCACGGCATCAAGTACCAGCCTTGCTGATCCCCTGCATCCGAGACCGCGACGACTCAACCTTCTTCGCCGTCTCAATCTCCGCCCCAGCAACCTCAGCAAACTGAATACGCAACCGCAAACGATCCTCCGGCGTAAACCCATACTTCGCCTCACGCAACCGCAGCTCAGAAGCCTGCTCAATCCTGCCCCTCCAGAACGCGGCATGAATCAGCGCCGTGTCCATCAGATAAGACCAGTCAGTTTCAATAAACTCCCCAGCCAACGGGTGAAGACCAAGTTGAGCCCACCAACCACGAGTAGCCACAGGCCAGACGAAGGGCACCATGTACGGTTCGCCATCCTTCGGACGAACCTCAACATCAAACTCAGGCAAATCAGGTTGCAACACAGGCTCAACCAGAACCGTCCGCAACGGGATGATGTCCTTATTCGCCCGCGCACGCTTATTCGGATCTTTCGGAGTCGGGCCACGACCTGCCATTAGTGCCTCCCGTTTCGGGACGTGGAACCTTACCCGTTTCGGGCTAATTCCCTACAAATACAGCGCAAAAAGCGTTACAATAGAGTATGAGAAAGTGTGAATGGTGCGGGGTGACGATCGTCTATAAAAACGGTCAAGCCCGCTACTGCACAAGCAGCTGCCGGGTAAAAGCACACCGCGCCGCGAAGAAAAACCCGATCCCCCATCAAATGCTCGAGCATGACAGGTGGATTAGGCGCAGCCGCTCGAAAGTGCCACTCACCATCCACAACACCCCGGCCAGCTCAACCGACCCAACAACATGGACCAGCTACACCGAAGCCGCAGCATCAACAATCGGTTCCGGCCTCGGATATGTCCTAGGCGACGGCATCGGATGTCAGGATCTCGACCACTGTCTGATCGATGGTCAACCGACAGCGCGTGCGCTCGAACATCTGAGCAACTACCCGACCAACTACATCGAAATATCACCCAGTGGCGACGGCCTCCACATATGGGGAACAGCCAACGAACAACCCGGCAAAGTACAAGTCATCGACGGCCTCAACATCGAAACCTACTCAACAGGCCGCTACATCACCATCACCGGTGATGTCTACCAACACGGAACACTCACCCCGCTGTAACGGAATTTTCTGTCAGCCACCCGGTAAGCGGCCCCAATCACAAGGGCAAAGGCCAAACCGTCCGATCGCCCACGCAACGTCACCACGCGCCCTCGTTGCCCCCAGCCCCAAAGAACGCCAGACTCGTAGCCACGATTTTTCACA